AGATTATTGAACAAAGAGTCGGAAGACCAGTTAATTGGATTATTGATTACAACAAAGTCGGCCCCCCTAATTTATCGGGACAGTACGACTTCTACTACCAAGGGGATGTTCTTGGTATAGATGGAATTGGAGAAACACTAGATGTTGCAGAAATGTGCGGAGTCGTGGAAAAAGGTGGTGCTTGGTACACCGTCAATGGAGAAAGATTTCAGGGCAGAGCAAAAGCAGTGCAGTACCTTCGTGATAACCCAGATGTAGTTAAAAAGCTGCAGGAGGATATCCGTGCCAAATCTTAATGAATTTATGTCTAAGCCAGAAAAAATTCTAGCACCAGAACTAGAAAAAATTGGTGGCAGAAAGCCTTGTGGTAAATGTGATAAGGATTCTGAAGAGTATTTTTGGAATGCAGCAGAGCGAACCATATCTTGGGATTGTCCAGATGGACACAAAAATTCTTATGTGGTGGGATAATGTCAGAAAGATCTGAAGTAAAACGTGATGGTGCTAAAGCTCAGAAAAATTCTGGGCGTGGTGATTATCAAAAGGGTGATGCTAAATGGAAGCAGTTTCTTGTAGACTATAAGGAAGCTTCTGCTTCATTTACGTTAAATAAACCTGTGTGGTCTAAGATTTGCACAGATACATTTAAGGTTAGTAGAGATATGCACCCAGCATTAAAAATTATTATTGGAACTGAGTCTAAGGTTAGACTTGGTATTATCGAGTGGGCAGTATTAGAAGAGCTGATCCAATTCTGGGAGGACAACAATGGCAAACAAGCGTAGGTTTAACGATACCATTATTAAGAATGGAATGATTGTAAAGATTCGCAAGGATGGTACGATACGGTCAGTAGTTGGTCCGTACATAGTAAATCATAAGAAGGTCAAGAAATGAAAGAGATTCTCTATACAACACTAACTGGTATTGCCGTTGGCGGCATCTTCAGTATCTTTAAGCTTCCAATCCCAGCACCTCCAGTATTTGCTGGGCTAATGGGCATTGTTGGTCTATGGATTGGTTACGGAATAGTTCAGAGGTTTATCTAATGATCAGCTTTATGTTTGGGATCATGCTTGGCTTTGTAATTGGATACGCCGTAGGTTTATTCATAGATAAATGGGATAAGAGGATTAAAGATGGCGGACGATAAGAATACCCTTGAACTTATTAGTTCAATAACAGAATTTAATGATCTTCATGAGTACATGAAAGATGAACAGTTGGACAAAGCCCTTGCGATCATAGTAAAACTATTACTTAATCCAGATGTTCCAGCAGCTAAAGCACCACACCTTATTATAGAGTTACAAGCAATGTCAACTAAGTTTTCTATGCTTGCTTCATACTATTCTACTGTGGCTAAAGATAAAGCTGGCACAACAAACAATAATAAAAAGAATATATACTATTCGGCAAAGGAGTCAATCGATAAACTTGTGGATGCCCTCAAGTATGTCGTTCGTTATAATGGCTAGAGATATAGTAAAGAACCTTAAGTTTAAAAAGCATACTGGAAAGCATTTCGATCCAGAGCTCTTCGCCCAGTTGCTTGATGAGTCATACCGTAATACTAAACGTGCCGATGGAGAGATGACAAAAAAGTCATTTAGCCCAAGCTCTTTGGGATATGGTCATGGTACATGTCCTCGATACTGGTATATGGCATTTAGCGGAGCAATGTTCATTGATGATAATGATGCTGTTGCTGTTGCTAATATGGCACAGGGAACACAAGCGCATGAAAGACTTCAAAAGCTAATTTCTAGCATGCCTCAGTTTAAAGCTGAAGAAGAAGAAATTATAAACGAGTATCCACCAATTCGTGGCTTTATCGATCTTATTATGGAATATGATAATGAGATGGTCATCGGAGAAATTAAGACGGCTAAGCAGGAAGTATGGGATGCAAGACAGGCTGAAATGAAGCCTACTCCAAACCATATGCTTCAGTTACTTACTTACATGAAGTTGAAGAACGCTAAAGAAGGATTCTTTCTTTACGAGAATAAGAATACTCAAGAACTTATTGTCATTCCAATTTCAATGAATGAAAAAAACACAGAGATTATTGAAGACTTGTTTGTTTGGATGTGCGAAGTATGGGATAACTTTAAAGATGGAGATCTTCCTATGCGGCCAGAAGGGGCATCTAAGTCTAAAATGCCTTGCACATATTGCCCAATTAAAAAAGAATGTTATTCAGGTTTAATTGGAACAGTCCAAATAGAGTCATACAAGGTACCAAAGCTATGATATGCGCTAATAAAGAATGTGCTAAAGACTTTGAGCCAAAAACACATAATCAAAAGTATTGTACTGATGAGTGTTGCAGGGTTGCAACAAATCGTAGAATCATGGAAAAGTATTATGAAAAGAAGGCTATACGAAATGGTGCAGCCCGTGGTTGCAAAAAATGTAATGCTCAACTAAGTAGATATAATGAAACAAGTCTCTGTGCATCTTGTCAGAAAAAGATAGATATAACTAAAAGATCTAAGATAATGGGCATGCTTGATGAAATTAGCTGACCTTGTTAAAACTAAAGCAAACCGTGTACTAGGGATAGACGCTTCTACAAATTCAGTAGCGTTTTGCCTAATGGAAAATGATAAGCCGCTAAAGTGGGGAAAGATAGAGTTTGTTGGTGCAGATATATACGAAAAAATATATGATGCTAAAAAGAAAATGCATGTGATGCTTGATGAACTAAAGGCTGACTATATTGCTGTAGAAGGAGCTATTCTTGTAAGATCTCCCGATGCGGTAATAAAGTTATCATATGTATATGGCGTTGTTATTGCTGAACTTATGTCTACTGGAGCCTCTGTTATAACCATATCACCTAGCTCATGGCAGGCTTATATCGGAAACAAGAACCCAACAAAAGATGAAAAGCAGGCAATAAGGGTAAAGAATCCAGGCTATGCCGATTCATGGTATAAAACTCAACTTCGCAATATGCGTAAGCAAAGAACTGTTGATTACTTTAATAAAAAGTATGATCTATCCTTAAAAGATTTTGATGTGGCTGACTCATTTGGTATTGCCCATTATGCAAATAAGGTTTTAACAGAGCGATGAAATTATATCAAAGTAAGGACTGGCTATATAGAAGATATATAGTTCAAAAGAAAACGGTTACAGAGATAGCCAAAGAGTGTAACGTATCTGCTATGACAATACAGAGATACCTAGATCAGTTTGGGTTAATTAAAAAAAGATGAAGACAGAAAGAATAACACCAGAATCAATTACTTTTAGCAAAGTTTTGAATTCTTTTTATGTATATACTGGTGACACAACTGATAGATACGTTCAGGCTACCTGTAGAGATCAAGGCTACTGGGACAAAGAGCTTACCGAATGGATGATCCGTAATATCCAGCCTGGCTGGGTCTGCCTAGATATTGGAGCAAACATATTCTACTTTACAGAAGTTATGGCAAGAAGGGTCGGCGCAACTGGCCGTGTGCTGGCATTTGAGCCAATAGAAAGGCTATGCAAATCTTATACAGTTGCTACAATTTTAAATGATTACTCAAATGTCGGACAGATAGATGTATTTAATATAGCCTTGTCAAATAAAAAAGATAAGATGGTTTTAAATATTTGGGAAGAAAACATTGGCGGATCTGGAATAGTTCATGAACATCAGTCTGGCAATCATGGTCAGCATGGTAATTTTTATACAGAAGAAATAAATGCAGATACCTTAGATTCAACATACACTGGCAAAATTGATTTTATGAAAATAGATGTAGAAGGCCACGAGAGATTTGTCTTTGAGGGATTTTCTGAAGAAGCTCGTAAATGTCCATTGCTAGTTGTTGAGTTAGGTTCTGGACAGCCAGATGAATTTTTGGTAGAATTAAATGATAAATATACAATGGAATTTTTGAATGGGGAAGCGGCCACATTCGAAAGAATTAAAGAGCATGATGTAGTTAATGTTCTACTTAGGAGAAGATAATGCTTAAGCCAGTATTTGAAGATGTAACAACCTTTAATTGTAGTGATCTATATTTAAGGTCTGTAGGTGCTCCTGCGGGAAATAAGATATGGTCAACATGTCATGAAATTGCTCACATGCTTATTGAAAAGAACATATCATACGGAAACTCGGCCTTGGAACCAGCCAGAATATTTTCGACGGCAGATAGCGTAGAGCAGCTCAAGGTTAGAATCGATGATAAATTAAACAGAGTTAAAAATAATCAAGGCTTTGCAGGAGATAATGATATTGATGATCTGATTGGCTATTTGGTTCTATATAAAATAGCTAAATTTCAGGTTGCTATTTCAGTCGACTAGAAGTATAATAATACTCTATGGATATGGAATTAGCTGATCATTTTGATCGCATGAATAAAGTAGTCGAAGAACTACTTAAAGGAAATAACCCCACCCAAATTGCCACGCTAACGGGCTTTAAACGTGCTGAAGTAGTTGAGTTGATAGGTGAGTGGAAGACAGTTGTACACAATGATACAGCGGCCAGAGAGAGGGCTAAAGAGGCTATCGTTGGTGCTGACCAACACTATGCAATGCTTATTAAAGAAGCCTGGAAAACAGTAGAAGATGCTGATCAGGCTGGACAGCTTAGCGTTAAATCAGGGGCATTAAAATTAATTGCAGATATTGAAGGTAAGCGTATTGGCATGCTTCAAGAAGTTGGACTGCTAGATAATGCTGAACTTGCAACACAGTTGGCAGAGACTGAGCGTAAGCAGGATATCCTTGTAAAGATTTTAAAAGAAGTAACAGCCTCTTGTCCAAAATGTAAGATGGAAGTTGCAAAGCGTTTATCCCAAATAACTGGGATAGTTGAACCAGTTGAAATAATTGAGGAAGTTAGTGGATCTTAATTTTGATGATCTTATTGACATACTCGACGGCGAAGAATTTGATGAGAGGCCAGTCGATTTAAGGACATTTGTTACTAGTCCAGATTACCTTGGACTGCCACCGCTTTCAGATTATCAGTATACGTTAATTGAAAAATCTTCTCAGGTATATAAAGAGTCAACACTAATAAAATTATTTGGTGAAGAAGAGGGTAAGAGAACATATAAGCAAACAGCTAACGAAGTTGTTGCTCAATTAGGTAAGGGTTCTGGAAAAGATTATTGTTCTACCATATCGGTAGCATATATAGTATATTTACTATTGTGCCTAAAAGATCCAGCACACTATTATGGCAAGCCTCCTGGGGACTCTATTGATATTATTAATATTGCTATTAACGCACAACAGGCTAGCAACGTGTTTTTTAAAGGATTTAGAACACGCATAGACAAGTCGCCTTGGTTCATAGGAAAGTATTCAGAGAAAGCTTCTGAAATTAAGTTTAATAAGAATATTACAGTTCACTCAGGTCACTCAGAGCGTGAAGCCTGGGAAGGATATAACGTTATTGTTGTTATCCTAGACGAGATTTCTGGTTTTAGCATTGAGAATACAACTGGACATGAGCAGGCAAAGACTGGTAGCGCTATCTATGAGATGTATAGGGCATCAGTTGATTCTCGATTTCCAGACTACGGCAAGGTAATACTCCTCTCCTTCCCACGATACAAGAATGACTATATCCAGCAAAGATACGACGACGTTATTGCTGAAAAAGAAACCGTTATCAGGTCACATCATTTTAAGCTAGACACAGACTTGCCAGATGGAACGGAAGGCAATGAGTTTGATATCGAGTGGGAAGAAGACCATATTGTTTCTTACAAGTATCCAAGAATGTATGCTCTTAAAAGACCTACGTGGGAGATTAATCCTACAAGAAGTATAGATGATTTTAAAGTAGCCTTTTATAAAAATGCACCCGATGCACTAGGAAGATTTGCATGTATGCCAGCAGAAGCAATTGACGCTTTCTTTAAGTCTAGAGAAAAGATCGAAAAATCTTTTAGCAATATGGCTCTTGCAGTAGATGAGTTTGGAAGATTTGAAGATTGGTTTGCTCCAGACCCAGATAAAGAATATTTCTTGCACGTTGACCTTGCACAAAAGCATGACCATTGTGCAGTTGCTATGGCACATGTGCAGAAATGGGTAAATGTAAAAGTAACTGATACCTACTCTCAGCCAGCACCAATTGTAGAAGTTGATGCAGTTAGATACTGGACACCAACTGCAGACAAGTCTGTTGATTTCACAGAAGTCAAAGATTATATTTTGTCTCTTAGAACTAAGGGATTTAAAATTCGTGTCTGCACATTTGACCGCTGGAACTCACACGATATGATGCAACAGCTAAAGCAGTACGGAATTAATACTGAAACATTATCTGTTGCAAAAAAGCATTACGATGACATGGCAATGGTTGTTGCGGAAGATAGACTAACTGGGCCAGCAATAAAACTTCTTATCGATGAATTGCTGCAGTTAAAAATTATGAGAGACAGAGTTGATCACCCCAGAAAAGGGTCAAAGGACTTAGCGGACGCAGTTTGTGGATCTATTTATAATGCTATTAGTAGAAGTAGGCCACAAAACAATGAAGAAATAGATATACATACTTATAGTTCTCTAAAGTGGGATAGAGAAGATGAGGATGAAACTATAGTAACAAACATGATCAGGGCACCTAGAATGCCAAGAGACTTGTCTGA